ATCAAGGCTCCAAAAGAGTCCCGAGGGAGAGTTAGACCCACCCCGTACCGGAAGCCCTTGTACGATCTTCCCCGTAGCTACGTTTACAGAGTTCGCATCACTGGATACCCAGTCATTAGTATTCCCTGCGGAACAGTTCCTAATGAGACCGTTGTTCCCAAATACAAATAAGTAGGGATGTAACGATACAACCCCTCCAGAAACAGAGACGTTGTTATTGAACGTAGCCGTAACAGTCGCTGAAGCCGTAGCGTTGTTGGACATCGTTACCGTCGTTCCAACTACCGAAACTACTGTGGTGCTTGCAGGAATCCCAGCCCCGGTAATCGTCTGGCCCGCTCCGATCAGAGGATTGGATACAGCCAGAGTAAGAGTAGGACTAAGGTTTGTAGTCGTTACAGAATCGGTAAAGACTCCAATCTGGGACATACTCGTGCCAGTAATGTTCCCAATCAGAACCGGAGTATCGTTGTCTGAGTCGATGGCCGTTAGGTTTTGCCCCGGATGGGCAACGATAGCTTGATACCCATTTCCCCCTACGTCATAGATCCCATCAAACTGCCACATATTCAACGGAGAGGCCGTAAAGTTTGCTAGGGTGAACTCACCTATCCCGGCTCCTACTCCGTTGTCATCAATGGTCAGAACTTCCAAACCATCGTTATACCCAGAAAAGATAGACGTAAAAGCGTTCTGAGCGTTGACCCAAATACCCCGCGAAGGCCCAAACATCTGATCCGAGATGACTCGATACCCTCGGATCTTACGGGGACGACCTCTTTGAAACCTTACCCAACGACCATCGTTATAGAAGATCTTGTCAAAGACCGTTCCATCCCTTTGGATACCGGGCTTGGTATCTAACGCAAAAACTTTCTGCGTCATGTGAACAACCCACCCGAAATGCCAGTCGTAAAGGTGCCGTTACCAGTAACCTTTATCCCTGTGGCGGTTACTAACAATCTTTGATTGCCAACAATTGAAATACCAAACTCGCCAGCAACAGGTTGATAAATACCTGTATTAGTTTCACTTGCAAAGTTTAAAGCCGGAGCTGCGGCTGTACCATTTGCCAGTGAAACATTAGTTGCCCCCGCTGCAATGGTTGAAGCGTTGTAAAGGTTTACTGAGTCACACAATAGAATGATCTGTTGACCCGCAGGAACAATCGCTACCGCACCACCCGGAACTCCTGTTTGGAAGGTGATCTCATAAACACCACCCCCGTCCGTCTGGTTCGTAATGTAGTAGACCTGAATCGTCTCCGGTAGATTGATAGTGACGCTACCCGTAAGAGTCCCGGTGTACTTCTGTACCACATTGGACGCCTCGCTCGGGCTTAACGTATAGGGGCCGTTTGTTACCGCTTTCGTTAGCTGGGTAAAGTTGAACTGAGTTGATTTCCCCAAACCTACGGTGAACCAAGCAGCCCCGGAACTGACAATCATCGCTGAATCAGCAGGCTGCATGATCAAAGACGCAGAACCGTTGATTTGATTTCCCCCCGAGGGGGATACCGTCAAAGTTCCCGTTCCTCCGTTCCTTACTAGGAAGAACCAGTCATCTCCTACAGAAGATGCCGTAGGGAGCGTTAACGTCCCAGAACCGCCCGTCCAGATGTACGTCGACGCTCGATCCGCATCTACAGCCGTATAGCTAGAAGAGAAGGTGCTAACCGAATAGGCTTGGTTGAGCGTGGAAGCAATCGCCTTCAGCCCATATCCCGCTAGAGTCGCTGCGTCGGCGTTAGAAGTGCCAACCCCGAAAGCAATCAGACCCCAAGTCCCTGCCGCTGTCCCGTTAGCAGTGATGTAGACGTACTTCGCTTCACCCGCAGCAATCGTGGTGATCGTGCCCCCTGCGTTATCCGCTAGGGTAAAGGTGTTAGAACCTACGTTCCTTACCAGCGAATCTTCACCGACACTCGCTTGATTCGCAGGAGGCATCCTCAGAGTCAGGCTTCCAGTGGTAGCCGTGACATCCATGATCCTTGCTACATAATCGTCCGTAGCATTACCGTTTACAGGCCATGCAAGGGTCGTATTGGCAGCTAAGGTGACGCTCCGATAGGAGACATCAGTCGGGACAATTACGTCCCCCGGAAAGACGTTTACAAAGCTCATGAATCCCTCACAACGGCTTGACGATCACCAATCCGGGCAACATCCTCAGTCTTTAACACTTCCATGATGGCTTGATACTGCTGTTGCCACATCGGAATACGTTCGTCGTTCTTCAGGAACGGCATGGCTTGCAGCAAAGACCCATACAACAACGCCTGCGGAGCGTACTGGGTGAACCAATTCGTTTGGTTCGACTCATCTAAAGGCTGGATTCTTTCGTAGTAAAGAACCTCATACGCATAGTCATCCGCAGGAGTCGGTGCAACCAACCAGTGATCATAGTTGTAGTCACAGTAATACTCTGGAACGTCCGTCTGAGTAGGATCCGGCCAGAACTCCCGGAGATACTCGTACTTCCTCAAAAGGATCGGATGCCTTTCCCCCGCTACCGTGACGTTCATGGATACCGTCTTTCTCCACCTAGCAGGCTTTTGAATGACAGGATCGTTAGTAACCATGTTGGATGACACCACAACAAGGTTTCCGAGAAACTTGATTTCGGAAGCAATGACTTGTTCAGCCAGTCCGATAAAGGTAGGAATCTTACTGAGCGTAGCTTGGTCTGTACGCTCCAAGTAGCTTTCAATGTCAGCTACCAAGTTGTTATAGGTCATTACATAAGACATCACCACACCTTCTTTTTAATAGACTCGGGTTGCGGGACGTACTGTTGACCTCGCCGCATCCCCTCACGCTTGGCTCGCGTCGTTGCGGCGTATTCAGAAGCGGTTAGCTTCTCTCGTGCCTGCCGGGGGAGATACCGCTCACCCGTAGCTTCTTTCCCTTGCGTAGAGGGCTTTCCTGATCTTGTTCCCCAGTCTTCCCTCGTCCACTTTGATAGCGAATTATCCGCTGTCTTAGGCCCTTTGTAACCCCCTCCAGAAGACTTGTACTTCTGGGTGGCTAACTGGGCCTTCCTAGCTGACCACTGCCCCGGTTTGCCGCCCTTTCCCGAAGCCTTCACCTGAGAAACGATCCGTTTCCACTTTGAAGGGTCCGTTTTAGCGGCAGAGGTCATTTGTCAGCCTTGTTGTCCAGTTTGTTGAAGATCTGCTTACAGATGTCCTTCAGTTCATCTATGTCCCGGTGATAGTCCTCTTTGGTGACATAGGTCTTAGGCATCTCCCGAACGTCTGTATCAAGCCTTTCTATGGCCTTGGTGATGTTGTTCAAGACCCAGCCGCCAAAGAAGGCGGCGATCCCCACCACTACGTTGAAGATCGCCTGTGTGTCCATCAGTCCTGTTCCGGTTTCGCCGCTTCTTCAGCAACTTTCTGAATGCCAGCAATCAGATTCGCTACTTCAACATAGGGACGGGATCCCATGTATTGAAGAATAGCGTTTACCAATTGAATCGGCATATTGATAGATTCTTTTTCCACAAGGTTCTCCTTCAGGTTTAGGGAATTGATATTTTGCCTTTTTACGACTTCAAGTACAACGCTCTCTCATCGTTTCTACGGGTTACTAAGCCCGGTAGTTCTTTGCCACCAGCCAGCGTCCATTTCCTAAATTCCTCAGCCGCTCCCTCATAGTCTTCCCGGTTGTGCTTCATGCGAAGGGTCGAGTTCTGAAGGTTGCCTAGCCCAACATTGAAAGCGAACGAAGCGAGTGCCAGATGGCGATTGCTAAGAGGAACCACAGAACATAGTCTGAGTACCCCCGGAAGAAACCGCTGAAGATCTTCTTGAAGTAGCGCATCGACTTCCTCTTCTGTCAATCGTCGATCCCAACCTGCCGGTATAGGTAGCTCAAGTCGTCGATCAAACGGTACGCGCAGGTGAGAAGGATCGATGACACGACCAACACCGACAGTCCACAGACGAGCAGGGCAACGGTAGGGGACATAGCGCACTCCCTCGTGATGCTTGAGCATCTTGATCAGCGCGTTCATTTTTTGCTGAACGCTTGGCTTCCAAACCAAAAACTTATGATTGACGCCCAGATGATCTGGGTGTCAGCGTCCCACAGGTTAGCGATCACTTCCGCAAACGGGGTTCCCAGATGCCACGCATACGCCGCCCCGAAGATGTTGATGAAGCAGAGAAGAGCAAACATCCCGTAGGTAATGACCGGTCTGACCAGAGCGCGGGCGTTGATCACCCACCTGCTTGCGCCTTCCCCGATGGCAATATCGTGGGCGTACAGGGCTTGCTTCTCGGCCAAGGCGGTTTGAGCCATCGTCACCTCTGCACCGACCTGCAACTGATCTGTACGAATTTCCTCGACTCGCGCCTGTGCTTCAAAGCCTGCCTTCCTGAGTTCCAGTTCCCGCTCGATCTGCATCCGGGCAAGGTTCAGTTCATGCGCCTTGTCTGCGCGGTCTTGGAAGAAGCCAAGGAGTTTAGGTAGCCCCCCGGCGAGGAAGGAGAGAAGTGTAGTCAGTAGCGTGATCATTTTGTCCCCGTTGTAATGGTGTCTTCGCCCTTAGTCACCGTCACTCTTCCTTCAGTGACATCTACCTTCATTGGCGGTTCTTTCCGGTCGAGCTTATCCAGTCGTTCGATGAGCGACTTGATCACCTCAAACTCCGGCTTCTCCTGCTTAGGATTAGCCCCGGCGATACCGTTCAGCATGGCGATGAGGGCGGTCAAGGCTGCCGATACAAGACCGATCACGGCGGCGATCTTGGATTCCTCAAGGAGGAGACTAGCCCCTACCCCGACCACGACGATGAGCGTGATGTAGAAGAGTCCATGCTTGCCAATCGCTTTCCCGGCGACTTCCTTTGCCGCAGACTCAGCTTCCAGCCGTTGTAACTCGGCCTTGGCTTGAGCCTTCAGCATACGGATTTCGTGCCTCACCGGGATATTTCCGCGAGCGTAAGCATCAGCACGATGATCAGCGTCATCAGCCATATTAGGCACTTACCCACGGCAGCGGAGGGCTGACCACTACGGGGTTCTTCTGGAGGTAGATCTGCTGCTGCACTGCTGCTTCCGTCGCGGCCTTGTCTACGCCGTTTGCCCAGATCCAGCCAAGAACTTCTGCCTGCGTAAGCTGGTCAAACGGAACAAAGCTCGCCGGGTTCGGGCCGGGAACCGAGCAGGTAGAGTAGACGGAAGCGGAATAGCCGTCTTCCGTTGCCGAGCAGCGCCAGTGAACATTGAACACAACATCGCTCAGGTTGTCTTCTGAGACTTTGCAATCCATCGCCGATACGGTCCAGTTCATGATTAAGCTCCTTTAAGGGCTGCGAGCTCGGCCTTCACCGAGTCGAGTTCAGATTTCAGTTCTTGGAGGGCTGCGGTCAGTTCTGCAACATATCCTGCGGACATACCGCCGGTAATCCCATAACGCTTGTCTTGCCCGGCGTCTGCAAAATTTTCGACAACATATTCAGGATAAATGGGCAAAACATTTTGAGCCAAAAATCCTGCTTTAACATGATCTCCTCCTCCTTTTCGATCAAAGGAAACAACTTCAAGTTGCATCACTCGATTAAGTGCGCCGGTTACAGGGGATACATTTTCTTTCTCTCGGGCATCGGACAAAGAGATGAACTGAACATTAGTTGCGCCGTTTCCAACAATGCCGCCCATCGGCTGGGTCACTCCATCAGCATAAAACTGAATAAAGCGTTGCGCCGAAGAAGTAGTGGTGCTGCTTTTATACAGAATCAAAACAGGGTTGGGATCAGAATTTGTGCTAGTGCTTGTGTTTACAAAAACAAACGCACCTTCGCCCCCGCTACCAGTTGCCGCAGACCATGAATATGTCCCAGTATTGGAGTTCGAGTTGTATAGGCTCGTAGTCCCCACCAACAACTGCCCACCGCTGGTGATACGGGCGCGTTCGGCAACACTACCTCCATCAGCGCGGGTCCAGAATGAAATTCGCCCGCCCGGATTTGTGGCGCTTGTTCCGTCTTGGTAAAACAATACATCGGCAGATTCAGTGGCTGTTACACCAGAGCCAAGATTAAGGGCAGACATCCCGCCTAGAAACTTGTCATTTGCTGCCGCAACAGTGGCCTGAAACTGTAATACTCCAGTGGCGGTTCCTGTTCCAATAGCTAATTTTGGATAGTTTGCCCCCCAGACGCCTGTGTTCACTGAGGTTGCGGCCAGCCCCAAATTTCCACTAGCATCCAGCGTCATTGCTTGGGTGAAGGTGATCGGGTCGCCTGCGGTATGCGCCGCTGGAGCCCCAGCGGTATTGAAAAGAAACGCACCGCCTGTTTGGACAAGCAAACTTGCGCTTGCTGTTGCCGTTGCTATGTATTTATCAAACCCACCGCCGAACCAATTTGAACCCCAATATGTGTTTGTGCCTTGAGCAGCAATACTTGCTGATTGCATTTGTATTGCGGATGGGCCTGCACCCCACGCACTAGGCGTCACCCCCAGACCGAGGTTGCCGGAGGTGTCCAGCGTGACTCTAATTGCCGAAGCATTAGAATCAAAAACCGTAAGGTTTGCGTTTGCATCAAGACCAAATCTATATGTTCTTGCAGTTAAACTACTTGCCGCAAGAGTCAGCCCATATCCTGCATTTGCGGTGTCAATATGAAGCTTGGTTGCTGGCGCATTCGTCCCAATCCCTACCTTACCCAACACTGCTAGGCCGGAATCTCCAACGCTGGTCAGGCTTGTGTAGCCAATTCCTAGAGCGCCAACGCCGCCAACAGCAGAGGCAAGGCGCATTTTTTCAGCAGCGCCTACATAAAAACGCATACTGTCGTCGCTGTGGGCATACTCAATAGCCCCACGATACGGGTCACTTCCAGTTGTTCCATCCCCCCATTGAATTGAATGTGCGCCTGATGTGGTTGACCATAGCTGAACACCGCCAGTAGTTGTTCCAACCAAACCAACGGACAAATTAATTGTCCCCGCATTGCCATAGTCCGATGAACCGACTCCAAAGCTCGTGCCGTTGTAAGTCAGCGCAGACCCAGTAGTAGCAACCTTAGATGCGTTGAGATAGACAACACCGTTAGCAGTACCGCCGGAAAGGATGGGGTTGGCAGTGAAAGACGCCACGCCAGTTGAGTCAGCCA